TGAATTTGTAGCCGCATCAAAAAAAGTATCAAAAGAAACTCTAGTTGTTAAACTTGGTTTTGTATACGCTGGGCTATTACCACTTATATCGGCTTTATTAACAGAAGCTACTGTAATTGCACCTATTGAAGATGCGCTAGCATCTGCATTTGTAGCGTCTGTATAGCTTACTGTTGTTATAGTAGGTACACTTGGAGCAACTGCGTTTATTGACAAATCGTTTCCAAAATCTGGAGAAGTTGGGGCTATCGGAAGAGTAACGTCACTCCAATCTGGGATTACATCACTTGATAGCTTTGTAAATTCTTTTGCACAAGCATGAAATACTATTGCATTTCTTAAATCAGAATCATCGTCTAATTTTGAAAAATCAATATATTCAACATGAGCTGTTGTGCTATCTGATGGTGCAGGTTTTATTTGCACTTTATTAGCAGGATCTAACCAATATTTAGGATGCTTTGAAGTAGCAAATTTTAAACTAGTCGTATCCGATAAATAAGGACTGTCTTGAATAGGAACTTGATCAGCTAAATAACTTCCTCTTCTTACTGAAATTATATTGTCACTTCCTACTGGAAGTGTAATTGCTGTTGGGCTTGAATCTCCACCGTGACTGCTTGCAACAGTTTCAGTAGAAGCCCATTTTAATAAATCTTTTGGAACACTTGATACAATAAATTTTTGTGCTCCAACTATAAACTGGTCATTTGCATCTGAAACGCCAGTTATATTTTCTATGTCTAATTCTATATTAGTAGTTGCCATACTATTATAAAGAGAGGGGAAGAAATTCCCCCCTCTTCATTGTTATTGGTTATTAACTAAATGGTGTAGCTAAAGTACCGCTACCATTGAGCTGTCCTTCAACTGTCCAATATGCATTCTCATTAACAGTGAACTTAGCCCAGCTGCCGATTAAACCGCCAGTTGTGCTTCCATTCATTGAAAATATAAGATCGTCAGATTCATCAGCTGCGAATTCAGCTGCGTTAGCAACTGCATCGCTTGCCTTTGTTATGAATATACTACCTTCTAAAAGATCTCCACTTGCTGCAGTGACACGAATTAGATCTGAAGAAGTAACTGTAACAGCTGCTTCTATTCTAACCCACAATCCAGCATCGTTTTTATCTATAGCAGGAAGAGTAATATCCATTCCATTGGCATGATGACTTGAGTAAGTTCTACATAACTCATCTTTGCTAGGGGCATATTGAGAATCGTCTCCAGCGACAATTACATCAAGAGGCCCTCTGAATGCATTAGTAGCTTTATGTAAAGCATCACCATCATGATTTTGACCATATAAAGGTATATTCGCCATTTTTTACTCCTTATGTCCAGATAGCATGGGATTCGGCCATTGACCATTCCATACCAGCTTCTGTTAGGATTTGATCTACCCTGCGGTCAACACCTGAGTTCTCAAGTGTTTGAACACCAACATAGACAGATGTATCACGATTAATGCCATTACCAACTAAAGGTCTGTAAGCACAGTTTTTCATGTTGATACCCAACATCTTAACACTTGTTCCATCAAGATGAACATTACGAGCAACATTCATATCTCCGTAAACTGTTGAGATGGTTGAAATGTCAACACCAAAGACTTTCTTACGACCTACAAGACTCATGTCAGCCCTTGCTAATGAATTTTCACCATTTGAACTTGGGTTTGCAGACTGGAATGCCTGAACAGATCCAAGATTATTAGCAAAATATCCACTCAACTTGTGCAACCAGTTATAAACTTCTGTAGAACAGAAGAATACAGTTGCTCCAGAGTTGTTATAACGAGGGTCAAGAAGATTAGATAGATCATCTAAGAAATCATCCTGAGACTTAGTTTGTGTTGATAGGCTAAAAGAATTACCATATTGCGTAATATAATCAACAGCACCTTGAGTGTATTGAATACTATCACCGTCTGTATACTGAGTACCAAACAAGAGTGATGTTTCAATATCCCACTTATGCTCAATTAATTTCTCACGCCAAACACGAGCCCATTCACTAGATTCGAACTTCAATACAGTGGCACGAGCAGTATTGGTCATTGCCATTGAAGTTTTCCAAATCTGAGTAAGCCCATGATTGCTTTGGTAAGGTTGGTCAATCCAGGTTTCTGGAAAACCAGATCCTTCAGCATGTGCTGAACCAACTACATAAGTTCTAGCTCTCTCAAGTGTACTTGCGATAGATTTATCAGAAACAACTTCATCGCCTGCTGAATCTCCAGAAGGACTAAAATTGTTATTATAATATCCAGCAAATCCAACATATGAGGAATCTGGAGCTTTTACAACACTACAGGTAACAACTGCTGGATACTTACTATCTTTTGCAGTTCCTTCCCAAGTGCTAGAGTCTACTGATGAAATTCTAGCAAGTATGTAGCTTGAGCCCCATGATGTAGCTGCGCTAGCACCATCTGTCATTGTAGGGATCTTAATTAATTGACCTGGAATAAAGAACTTGGGTGTAGTTCCACTTGCTCCAACATCAACTTTATTAGATGTGTTGCCATATACATTCTGTACGTTACCTTGATACTTATAATCACCTGCCATATACAGTTTTAAAGTATCACCAACAGCTACAGAAGTACCTGTGCCACCATCATTATACGCTTCTATTGTAGAATCTGCAAATTCATCAGCACCATCGTTTTGCACATATCCCATAACATAAGCGTATCTCTTATTAAACGAAGGACGTTTCTCGGTAAATTTAAACTGAGGATCGTCTGTCGGTTTTTTAGCCGCCATATTCAAAAACCTAAAGAATGGATCTTGAGGAATTGCAAGCTCTGATACTCTACTACCGAAATTATATTTCCGTCTTATATCACCAGTAGATAAATCGGTACTAGTACCAGGGCCTCTTCCGTCGTAATCCGCTACGGTAAGGTCTGAATTAGGCGTCATAACTGATACATAATCAGCCATAATCGAACTCCTATTTAAAGTTCAGACAGACGTTTTTGAAATTTTTTGTCTATCCGAACAGGTTATCTAACTCACTGTCAGTACCTAAAAGTGCATCGAATACGGAATCGCCTGAACTTTTCTCTTTGGCCTGACTGTTTGCTCCGCTGACTGTAGACGGCATGTTTCTGACGTTTTTCATCTGACCAAGCATATCCTTTTTAGTAGCTTCTGCAACATTACTAGCAACTTTTTTCTTATTCTTAAGATAATTAATATCATCTAGAGTAAGCGTATGAGTCTTAGCCCATTCAACCATATCAGCATATTCTTGATCTGACATATTGGTTTCTTGTCTAAATCTAACTTCATCTTGCTGACGTCTGTATTCAGCCGCCTTTTGAGAAGCCAATTGCTTTTCACGTTGTAGCATACCACCAACTCTTTGTTGGACAATTTTATCTACATGAGCATTCATAAGCTTTGCACTATCCGAATCAGGATTAGACATAGCATCTTGCTCATTATAAATAAAATCTTCACCCAAACCTAAGTTTTCTTGGATGCTTTTTGACGGTTTTCCACCGCCAGTCAGATAGTCACGGACATGCTCTACAAGCCCGCTATCGTTTTTCATCGCTTCAAGAACAGGTACAAAAGGTTCTACGCTTTTATACTGTTCAGCGAGCTTGACGGCTTCACGACTGCTATCAGCATATCGTTTTTTGTAAGGATTGCCATCATTGTCCCAGTCCACATTATTGGAGCCAACATTTTCTTGTTTGCGAGTTACCTGTTCGGGGTCGCTTTGTACTTGTTGGGTTGCCTCAGTGTTATCTTGTATTGCCCCATTAACTTCGTTCTCAAGGGCATCAAAAAAGGATTCCTCAGAAGAGCCAAATACAGCTTTTTCTGCCTCACTTACAGGGGCTTCATTTGTAGCTTGATCTGGGTTACTTACTGAATCTTGAACTTGTTCGTTCATTTATTTACCTCTTTGTTGATTATTATATCGAATTATTTTACGAATTATTATTATTATTTTGCAAATCATTTTGAGCTTTTTGTGCTTCCATCTTCATTTCTTTACTTATAACATTAGCTTCACTACCTAAAGCACCCTGAATAACAGCTTGCTCAGCCTGTGTTTGCCTGTAAGCATCTTTAGTCTCACCTTTGATTTCTTCTTTTTGCTTGTTTATTTCCATCTCAGCCTGCATAACCTTACCTTTAATTCCAGCTTGTACAAGTTGCCTTTCAAGGGTTTCTATAGTTCCATCTTTATCTTTTATAGCTTCCTGCATTTGTTGTAATTGACCTTGCAATTGGGAGTAAATGCTCTTTCTCTTTGCAATAAGGTCTTTCTTTTTAATATCGGTTTCAGCTAATACTGCTAAATCATCAACAACTCCAAGTTGCAACAATTCTTTTAATTCTGCTAAATATGCCCATCTATTAATAGGAAGCGTAGATCCAGAAACTATTCTTACATCAAACTTAGCAGAAGAATAATCCATTGATTTACCAATAGCTTCTCCCATATCATTAAACATAGGAACATTTATTTCAATTTCTCTGTCTTCTTGAATAGCAGAAGGTTGAACTATTCTAAACCTTTTATTTGCTGTATAAATTGCTTGAGAATATTGCATAACAACAGTACCAAGCTGTTTTAATGCTGGTTCTATTGAATTTTTCATCCATTGTTTTACACGCCTAGTCCCATATTCATCTAAAGCAAGCATACCACGAAATGTTTCATGTTGTTGTTGAGTATCTCCTTGCATTGAAGAATAGATACCAGCTAAGTATTCCATATCTGACTTACCTTGCTGAACTATACTAAAAAATGCATTAGATAGTGGAGCTGGCATAACGGGAGTAGGTCTTTCAGTTCCAGGTCTTACAGGTAATAGTGCACCTGGAGCTGCTGAATATTTTTCCCACATTTCAGCATCTATACTTCCTTCTTCGTACATCCACCGTAAGCTGCTACCGAGTGATGCATTGTGCACCATGATCTGATGTGACTTGTTGATCTCCTTTTGTTTTCCTATTAGCGGACTTACGGCAGAAATAGGGTACGGAGTACCAGTCCACTTGTAATGAAACGGTACGATAGGATATTCAGTCACATTTTCTGGGAGAATATACTCATAAAGCAATTTATCCCCAGCAAGACAACATTGTTTTATCCTGGTTCCAAAGAATTTTACAGCATCTACAAGGTTAACTGCAAAGCTTTCGTCTTGCAAAAGTATTTTATATTCTTTTTCTGTTATTATTTTATTTTCAATTTTTGATTGAGCTGCTTGTAATTCACTCATATATTGTTGCTCAGCAGATTGAAGTTGCTGTTGCATCATTTCTTGAGCTTTTTGCATTTCAAGTTCATATCTCTCTGGTATCATCTTACCTTCAGCTACAGCTTGTTCCATTTGCTTTTGCTGTTCCATAAGCTCAACTTGCATTTCAGCAGACATTTCTTTCATTTTTACTTGAACCTGTTGCTGTATAGC